AAAGTGGTTTTAAGGTTGGTGAAAACCCCGGTTAAACTCGCCTTATTGATCAGCATGTGAGTATCTCCTCGTAAAAGTTTTGAATGCGGCCGACGCCTGCGCGCTGCTTACGCGATCCACACCCAGACGCCGTCGGTTTCGACCCCCAGGCACTTTCCGGCCACGATGTCGTTAGTCGCCGTGGCGGCCAGGCCCACGGTCTCGTCGTCGATGACCACCACGTTAGACCCCACCGAAGCCTGGGTGACCGGGGTGGAGTGGTTCTTCAGCTTGAACGCCTTGTTGCGCCGCACGGTCACGGCGGCCGCGCCGTTGGCGCCCGCGTTGGCCACCGTCTCTTCGGCCACGCCCACCACGATGGTGGAGGCCGTATCGGCCGCCTCGATGGCGTAGCCGCCCGAGTTCACGGCCACCATTTTGCCGGCCTCGATGGTTGTCGCGGCGGCCATGAGCATGGACACCAGTTCGCCGTCTTTATGGGGCGTATTTCTTTCAGCCATGTGCTTCTCCTTTTGGTTTTAAAATCGCTTTTCCGCCGGGCGATGGGACTCGCGCCCGCCTTCTATTTGCCGTATTTGGCGATGTCTTCGGCGCTGTTGCCGAACATGGCCGCGATCTGCTGGGTCTCGGCGTTCAGAGCCGTGCCGCTATCGGACTTCGCGCCCAGGCTGCTCGGATCACCGATCACCGGCGCCGCGGCAACGAACTTTCTGAACTCGTCCAGCCCGCCCTGCTGCCGGCACATGGCCAGGTGGTAATCCTTGGTGGCCGGGGTGATCTTGCCGGCCTGCATGGCCGCTCCCACTTCGCGCTCGATCTGGGCTTCCAGATCCGCCTTGGCCTTGTCGGCCAGCGCCTGCTCGGCGTTGGCGGCCCGGGCCAGGGTGGCGTCGTAGTCCGCGCGCGGCACGAACTTGGCCAGATCGGGCGTTTGCGCTCGATTTACGGCCACCGCCAGATCGTTTTTCAGCGTGGCCACGGTATTGAGCGCCTGGGTTTCGGTGGCATCCTCGGCCAGACCGAGGGCCTTGAGTAATTGCTTGAGCATGACTGCCTCCTGTGGGGGCTTACCCCCCTCTTGATTGAGCGCCGCAAGGCGCAGGTTGGGCCGGTTGGTCAGGCCGATACTTAACAATTGCGCGATCCGCCCCGTCGCCGGCTCGTAGGCGAACACGGGGCTGATGTAGCGATACTCACGGTTAGCGACACTGGCCGCTCCTGCCGGCGTCCAGTCTGCGCGGCCCCAGATGGCGCCGGATCTTACCTCCAGCGCCTTGATCCAGCCGGCCGCCGGCGCCGGTTCGCCCTTGGGCGCCTTGATCTGGGTGCTGTGCTCGGTGTCCACCACCAGGTCCCGGCCATCGGCGTTAAAGGCCGACAGGATGCGCTCCGGCTGGTCGTTGAGCCACTTGCGGCCGTCGCGGCCCAGCACCGACACGCCGGCCGGGATCAGCTCCAGCCACTCGGGCGCCGGACCGGCCGGCAGTTCGAAGTTCAGGGCCGCCAGCAACTGTCCAGGGCTATTTTCCTGATTGATCGCCATTAAAACCGTTTTCATGTTTGACTTCCCGCTCCGTGTGTCCGATAATTTGATCATCTTTGGCGGCCGAAAGATGGAAAGTCGCTCTGGCCATCTGGACTTGGGACCTAAAGTCCCCAGCCCTATGGGGGAGGTGAGCGTCCCCCCGGCTGCCATTCTTCTAGTTCTTGCCGCCAATCCGCTCATACCTTGGATCTTCCAAATTCCCCGGCTGCACCACACCGGTAGTCACCACGCGGTTGGTGATCTTGCCCTTAGCCCTATAGTTAACGCGCACAACAGCCTTGCCGCGCCGCCCATCGGCATCCTCAGTATCGAAGGCATAGACCAAAGCCGGGTCCTGGCTATCCCAATAACGCTCAGTGGTCAGCAGCCGTAGCGGTAAATCCCGCAGATCCTCGATTCTCAATGCCGCGCCCCTGGCTGCCTTTGCATCGCGCACGGCATGCAGGATGCCGACATCGTTGATGTCGATGACGCTGGTTTCAAGGGTAACCCCCTTACCGGACAGAAAAGCGCGTGTGCGCTCATCCACGGCCCCCACGATCTGGATCTGCCCCGTCGCCTGGCCGCTCGCCACCACATCGTCCACCCACCCGGCAAAGCGCCCGGAAGCGGCCAGATCGGCCACGGCTGCCGACAATACGGGCTTTGAAGCCGCGTTGAGCTTTTGCGCCAGCATCAGCTCCAAATTTTGCTGCCGCACCTTGCCCGGATTGGTATCCCATCCCGGCTGAATCCCTTCGGGCACCATCTCCGCGCGGCCCGTGCGCTTGTTCTCCCAGCGCACCATCGTAACCTTCGGCGCCTGGGTCTTCACGGGCACCTGCCGCTTTTCCAACTGCCCGGTGGGAAGCCCGCTCGCAGGGTCCAGCACCTGCACGCGATCCGGCGACGGCACCCCCTCCTTGGCCATCCGGGCGTGTTCGCCGCGGCTCACCTGGCGCACGCGGCACTTGCAGCCGTACCCGTTGGGCGGCATGTGGGTGTCCCACCACGGATCGTCGATCGAAAGCAGCGTGCCGTGCCAGCCCACGTGCTCGTCGCGGTGCTCGCGGCTGGGCCCCAACTCATAGAGCAGATAGGGCAGCGCCTTTTTGGTGCGCTCGGCGCGCTGCCACTGGCCGGCCGCTCGGGCTGTGCGCATATTGGCCCGAAAGATCGTTTTAAGGCGCCGGTTGCTGCCGAGCTGGGCCAGCACCGGTTCGCCGGTCAAAGGATCGATCATCTTCTTTTTGCCCCACCAGCCCATCTTTTGCAGCGTGGGAGACAGCTCCTTTTTGAACTGCGCAAAGGTCTTTCCCTGGGCCAGGGCATCGTCCAGGGCCGACCGGATGCCTTCGAGCACATCCACCCGCATGGCCTTGGCCACCGTGAAAGCGGCGGCGTGCTCTTGCCGCCACACGTCGCGGTAGTCAAAGCCCTGGGTGCTGACTTTGGCCCGGAAAAACTGCAAGGCATCTTTTGGGATCGGACCGGCTTTCATCAAAAATCCTCAAAACGCATTAGAGGCTCAAATTCGGGCGATCTCGCCTTCCCGGCTATACTGGTATGGCCCGGCACCTAGTTAAAGGAACCTCGACCGATTTAAAGGCGGTTTGAACGATCTTCACACCCGCCTGAACCACCGTTTAACCCTCATCGGCCGCTCCCATCGCCCGCGCCTTGAAAAGTGCGGCCGCCAAATGCTGCACAAGCACCACCGCATCCTGGCCCCGCATGATCTCTTCGAGCTGCGCGGCGAACGCCTCGACGCTATCGGATGCGTCCAGCGCTCGGGCAATGGGCGACACGATGGCCGCCATGCCGCCGGCGGCCTCCCAGCCGTCCAACGCTTCGTCGGCGGCGATGTCAATTTCGTCCGGCAGCTCATCGGCCCCGGCCTGCCGGTTCAAGGCCATCGCGTTCGTGGCCGTGGACACTGCCGCCGGCATCAGTATTTCCTCATCTTCGTCCGGGTCCGGCAGCCCCAGCTTGTCGCGGATCACGCTGGCCGACACCCTCAGTCCCAGCGGCACCAGCTTGGACAGCGATTCGGAAAGGCCCGCGATATCTTCGCGCTGGGGCGCGCGCAATTGGATCTGCGGGTAATTTTGCTGGGGGCCGAAATTAAGGTCTACGAACGGAACCACCAGGTCGCGCTGCAACGTCTCTTCTAGCTGCTCGGCATCGTCGTCGCGGAAATCGTGCCGCACCTCGTTTTGGGCCTCTTCGTTTCCCAGCTTGCCAGGCGTGCCCTGGGTGGTGGCCGTCTGGCCCAGGATTCCCTTGGTCACCTGGTTGTCCAGGTACTGCGCCAGACGCTCGAAGAAATCGGTGGAGCCGCTTTTGGACGCCTCCACCAGCTCGATCTCCATGCTTTGGGGGAATACCGCAGCGGCGTCCGTGCCCAGGTTGGCCACGGCCATCTTTAAGATGTCGATATCTTCTTTCTTCGCGCCGGAGCCATACTTTCCTAATCGCAGCGGCATGCCGAACACCTCGGCGAACGCCAGCCAATCCTTGAGAGTGTAGCCCTTGCACATATAGGCCCAGGCGGCCAGGCGCGCATAGCCGCCGCGGATGGGAATCCCCGACTTGATGCGCGGCGTGTGCACCAGAAATTTGTAAGGGGCAAGCTCTACGCCGTCCATCGG